GGCGCGAGCTGGCGCGTCGAGCACGCCCACGCCAGAAACCACGTCATCGTGAGCGCGGGCGCGTGCGCGGGATCGGCGCCGACGGTCGGCAGACCCTTGCCGAGTGCGTAGGCTTCCCACGCGACCCACTCACGCGGACCGCCGGTGAACGCCTCGGAGCGCCCATCCTGATAGAGCACCGTGCCTGAGAGCTGGATCATGCCGCCGCCGCCGCCTTGCCGCGAGCGGTGCGGGCGGCGTCGCCGGCGACCGGATCAGTACGCACGATCGGCCCCACGATCGGGAACGAGAAATCGGTGGTGATCTGCACCGCCGCATCACCGCCGATCGCCACCGGCCGGATCTGCACGTCACCGGAGTAGACGAGACCGGCGGCGGCGGTCGCCGGCGTGAACGAGAATGCCACCTCGGACAGAGCGTTGTCCATGCAGTAGTGGACGAACGCCTCGGCGCCGGCGGTGAAATCCTGAATCACCGTTCCCTCGAGCGCCCACTTGACGGTGGCGAGCGGCGATGGTGCCGGCGTCGCCAGGGTCGGCGTGCCATCCTCCTCGGACACGTCCGGCGTCAGGACAACGTTCGCCGCCTGAAACGAGTAATCGGTGCCGGCGAGCTCGAGCGTGCCGGGACCGAGGCGAGAGTCCGTGAGCGGCATACGATCACCCTTCCGAGATTGAGACGGTTATCTCGAGCAGCACCGCCGGCAGCGGGTCACGGTTGACGCCACCCTGCCACTCTTGCGGCACGTAGGCATCAGCGTCCAGCAGACCGGCCAACTCATCGGCCAGCAGGTAGAGCGAATCGACGGCGAGCAGGCTATTCAGCGGATCGCTCGAGACCACGCGCACCGGCACGCTGTAGGTGCGGAGCGCGAGCCCGCGAGCCGTCAAGAGCGGCAGCCCGACCAGCACGCCGAGACCTTGAGGATGGAATGCGCCGGCGTCGCGCGTGGCAGGCACGCCGGCCAACTCGAGGCGATCGAGCACAACCTCGATCGCGCGCACCGCCGGCGGCGTGGTCTGCTCGAGCGCGGCGGCGGTGCGCGCGGCGAGGTCCGAGCCGTTCATGCCGTCACCGGTCGCTTGACGCCGGTCAGCCGCCAGATATCGGCGCGGTTCGAGGCGAGCGAGAGGTCATACATGGCATCACCGGCGCCATCACCGTAGCCGGCGAATCCCGCCGGCCCCGAGCGGAGCTGGTAGGAGTGCGCGCACCACAGCACCGCGCCGAGCTTGAGCGCGTCGGTGACGGCCGGCTCGCCGGCGATCGGGGATGCCGGCGAGCCGAACACGTCGGAGCGCACGCCCTCGAGATAGGCACGAATGCCGTAGGTGACGGTCGCCAGATTCGGGTCCTCGGCGTCGACCGAGCCGAGATAGGCGGCGACATCACCCGGAGTGAGCCATTCGGCCACGAGCTCGAGCCTAGCGCCCGGAGCGGCTGCTCGAGCTCGAGCCCGGCGCGGCCACTACCGGTCCGATGGCGGCGCACTTGGCGAACGCGCCCGGGATCTCGAGGTCGAAGCTGGCGAAGCTGGTCACGCCGAGCTCGCCGTTCATGCCCGAGATAGCGGTGGCGGTGAGGCGCAGCGGCGTCGATTCGCGCGCCTCGATCGCTCCCCGAATGCCGACGTAGATATCGCCGGCGGCGAGCACCGGCGCGACCACGATCGAGAGTCCGGCGACGCTGCCGCTCATGCCGCCCGAGACCGAGGCTGCCGCGTACTTGAGCGCGCCCTCGGCGTCGACCATCTCGCCGAACACGTCGGGCGCGAGCACGAGCACGCCGGCGCTCCGCTTGGTCGCCGAGAACACGGCGGCGATGCCGCCGCCGATGGTGCCGGCGGCGGCGGCGTTCGCTGCCATCAGCGCGGCGATCTTGGTCTCGACGTCCAGGTAGTAGTTCGCCACCGCCTGCTGGTAGACCGAATCGACGTAGTCCGGCGAGGTGCGTTCCTGCACCGCGATCGAATAGCCGGTCGCCCACGCCCACTGAGCGATCGCCACCGGCTTGAGAGTGATGGTCGCCACGTTGTAGGCGGGCGCGGCGGTGTCATCGGCCATCCAGCCGCCGTCCGGCAGCGTCCCCCACTCCGGCTTGTTGATCTGCATTCCCGACGCCGGTAGCGGGCGGTGATTGCAGATCCCGAACAGGGGACGGTCGGTGGGGACGCCACCGAGCACCTCGGTGGTGTAGGTCGGCGGCAGCGCGCCCGGCACGTCGGCGAGGTGACCGACCGGCGGCACCGCCGCTTGGATCAACTCGGCGGCTCGCACCGGATCACCGCCGGCGCGGATGAGCGCGCTCACGTACTCGGTGGCGGTGATGCGGCGCGCCGGCGGTTCGGCCACGATCACCGAGCGTGCCGGCACGAGCTCGAGCGTCGGCGGCGGCGGCGAGGCGGCGGTGACCGCCGGCGGCGGCGCGCCGTTGACGACAGGCGGCGGCGGCGCGGCAGGCGTGGTCTCGGGCGGCATGGTGGGTCCTCCGGTCGGCGTGGATGCCTGCACGTTTGTGACGGTGGCGGTGGGGTAGGCAGAGAGCGGCACGAGCGAGATTTCGTGCAGTTCCGCCTCGCTCACCTCGATGACATCACCGTCAAGGGTGAACACCAGCGGCGCGGCGCCGACGCTGATGCCGGCGCGCGAGCCGGAGCGCGCTTGGATCAGCGCGTGGTCACCGTCCGGTGTGGCGTCGATCGAGAGCTCCACGTCCGCGCCGGCGGCGGTCTCGGTGAGCGCCGCCAGCACGCCGACCGGCCGGCTCATATCGTGCGAGAGCAGCACCGGCACACGCTCGCGCGCCGCGCGCAGACTACCGGCGCGGAAGCGGTAGGCGACACCATCACCGGCGGTGACCGCCGCCTCGCCGTAGGGGACCGCTTGACCGGTGATGGTGCGGCGCCGCTCGCCGTCACCGCCACCGCCGGCGGCGGGCGGCGCGGCCGGCGCGTCGGCGGCGGCGGTGATGGTGAGCGGCACCGGCGCGAGCCGCACGATGGTGCCGGGCAGCGGTGGTGCGGGCGGCATGGTTAGACCCTTCCGGGAGTGAGGTCGGCCGGCGAGCTCGAGGCGGCAGGAATGCCGAGGTAGCCGCGCGCCTCGGGTTTTGTCACGATCTGCGCCGCCTCGAGCGCGATCGCATAGTCGGCGGCGGCGGCAGGATCAGCGCGCAACCATTGGGAGGTGCTGAACGCCACCGCTTGACCACGCGGCGTCACCTGATCGGTCGAGAGCACCGCCTCGATCGCGCGCAGATACGGTGCCACCGCTTGCGTGAGCAAGAGTGCTTGCGTGGCGCCGAGGTTGGCGTAGAGCATGGCGTTGCCGCCGCCGGTCGGCGAGGCTGCCACCATCGCCACCGGCACACCGAGCAGGCGTGCTTGATCGGTGGCGGCGATGGCGCGCGCCTCGGCGAGCTGTAGATCGGCCGGCATCAGCGCCTCACGGCTGTATTTCAAGCCTTGCAGGAATGCCACCGTATGCTCGCGGCGCGCGGTCTGGAATGCCGCCACCATCGCCGCCGCCTCATCCTGCGAGAGCTCATGGCCGGTGTTTTCCAGCGTGCCGGCGGGGAGCTCCACATCGGCATGGCGGCGCGCCGCCTGCTCGAGCGCGTAGCCGGCGGCGAGCGTGCGCGCGCCGAAGGTGAGCACGCCCTCATGCCCGGCGCCGAAGGTGATGAGCGCCGACGCCTCGAGCTCGGTCGCGCCGACCGTATACCCGTCGATGCGGGTATAGGCGGCGAGGTCGGTCGACACGTTCGGCGACCAGGCGGTGGGAGGGATGCGGCGAGCTCGCACCGGCAGACCGTTCGGATTGCGCTCCGTCGCCTGACCGTCATAGGCGAGCACGAGCCAGGCGGCGCGCCCGTAGAACAGCAGATCATCCACGGTCTCGGCGATGGTGACCGGCCAAACCACGTCGGGGTCCGGTTGCGTCAAGAGCGATCCCGGCTCGAGCAGGTCGGCGCCTCGGAAGCGGTGCACGTCGAGTTGCGCCACCGTGCCGCAGATCAGGTTTCGGCCCGAGGCGATGGTGGGCAGGCTCATTGCCAGATCGCGTGAGACCGGCGCCGAGCTCCACCACGCCGAGTCCACCTCGAGCGTGCCGGTGCGCACCGCGCGAGCTGCCGCAACCTGAAACGAGACCGGCGGCGCGCCGGGGAGCGCCGCCTCGAGGCGCCGCCTCGAGCGATCCCCCCTGATACGCAAGAGCGCCACCGGCAGAGCGTAGCGCCGCTCGCGCTCTACGCATTTTGCGGGGTTTTCGTGAGACCGCCGACCGGCGCCAGGCCCCTAGTTCGCCACCGGTCGGCGGCAGGCGGGGAGGCTAGCCGCACGCCGATTTAGGTGCAAGCTACGCTTGCCGATGGTTCGGCATGGCAAAGACTCACAGACCACGTAAGCGGCGGCGCGTGCCGAGGGAATCCTCCGAGGTGGTCGCTGCCGCCTGCCGCATCGTGCGCGCGGTCGGCCGGCGCCTCGAGCACGAGGACCTAGACGGATTCCGCTTGCTCGCCGAGCTCGAGGCAGAGCTCGAGGCGGCGCGAGCTCGCCTCGTTCATGGTCTGCGAGCGAGCGGCTACTCGGACACGCGCATCGGCGGCGAGCTCGGCATCACCCGCCAGGCGGTGCAGCAGCGGTGGCCGCGAGCCTAGTCGCGCCCGCCGAGCTCGCGGAGCAGCCGCTCGAGCTCGGCGCTCGCGCGCCGCACGCCGAGTAGCGCCCACGCTGCCACGAACAGCGCGGCGAACGCGAGCAGCGTCACGAGCGCGGCGGCGATGTCTAGGAGGATGCTCGCGGCGAGCACGCCGACAGCATGGCGCCG